TCATAATTTAACAATAACCTTCTTATCTCTGGCCATGTACCCAAGTCAACGTAGTCTTCGACCTCAATTGCTTTGGATCCATAAATTGGTGTTTCTTTAATCTCGCCTGGTTCCACACTTTTTTGTAGTGTTGATTTTTCCATGAACTCGATACAACTGTTGAACGTTCTTCTTCTAAACGCAAACGCACACCAAAAAGCATTATAGTATTGTACATAATTTTTTGGTTTATCGCAATAGTTAATTACAAGTTCTTCGCCATTTATTTCCAAAGCACCTTTGGTTTTTAAAACTTCTGGATCATTTTCTTTTTTGTACAGGAAAGTAAAGCCTGTTTCTGTGAGAGCATCTTTAACAAGTGTGTATAGGTCCGCATGATTTTTCAAGGTCATCAAAGTATCTGGTAAAAGCACCAAGTTGTATTCTCCAAACAACGGCCTAGCACTTTTTATTGCCCCTGTGTATTCATGTTCGTTGGGATTTTGGTAGATAAAGGATATGTTGAATCTGTCTTTGTACTTTCCTAGGTACGAAAGCAGTTCAGGTTTGTTCTCATTTATGACCACAACAAACTCCACATCTTTCCTGCCGTAGTCTCTGAAAAAATTGAAGCAGTTGTCTATGAGTGCGTGATCCTGATCGAGTCGCAGTATTTCTTTAGGGTAGGGAAGATTTAGTCTAGTGCCCTTGCCTGCCGCTGGTAATATCACTGTGAGATTGCTCATGTAATATTAGTTATGCAAAAAATTTTCTAATTTAAATCCTTCCGAATCATAGCACTCGACGTAATCCGAATTGTTTGAATGTTTTATCACGCCCTGTCCCCACACAACGTCATGATCACTGTATGAGAATGGCTTCTTTATGGTCACGTCTATGTATTGACCGTTGCCTATGCCCAGGGTCAAGAATGTCACATATTTGCCCTTGTCACCCTTGAACACTCTGCCGTTCGCCACGAGGCCCGCAAACTCAACTCTGTCCATGTAGAGTTCTTTCACGTAGGTGCCCGGCATGAAGTCTTTGTGGCTCCACCAACCGTATTTCCTGTACTGGAATTCAGGAGTGTCCCATTGATCGGACTTGAGAGGTGTGACAACTTCTATGCCCACACGTTTTGCCTCTGTCCTGTAGACCCATCTCCTGTAGGATCCATGGCAGTGTTTGAGACAGGCCTGCCAGAATTTTTCTCTGTTGTGTGCCTTCTGGTACGCCAGTGCCCATATCAGTCTGCCCAGGTTAACTGCGTGTGCTCTGCACAGTCCAAATCCAGACAGTGATTGCAACATAGTGATTGTCTCGTCCTTGCGTGGGTGATTGCCCATGCGTGTTATGAATTCCATTATCTTCTCTTCGTTTTTCTTTGCGAATGCTCTGCGATACATATCTGCCTCGTACTTGTCTATGTTGAGAACTTCAGATATCCTGTCTATGGCATCATCTTCGTACACAACAGTATCACTCATTCTCTCCTGTGACCAGTCATGGAACATGGTCGCTTTCTTCCTGCCGGATATGGCCACTGGTCTTATCAGTGCAGTGCCAAAAACACAATCTTTCCTGCTTGTTGGTTTTATCGCTCGGAACAGTCTCCGCATGGCCGGTGACTCGGCCTGTGTCACTCCCAACACATCTCCCCTGCACAGCAGTTCAGATGTTGCTTGATCCTCTTCCGGATAGTCTGTTAATTTTGTGTGTGGATCTATTTCCAAGAGTTGACTGAGGCCCCTGTTGGCCAGTATGTCAACTTTGAGGTGTTCAAGATCCTCTACCTCTCTCTTGTCCAGCAGTATTTGATTCTCCGCCGTGAAAAGACTTTTTGGTAATTGTCTTCCAAACATCAGTATTCCTCCGCAGTGTTTTGATATGCATCTCTTCTTGCCCATCAGTTTGCGTTCGATCCTTTTGGCTTCTTTGGGATCAACACCAACCGATTCGTATGTGAACCTGCGAGGGAGTCTACCAGTAGCACCCAAACGTTTTGCCGCCTCACGTTTAGCACTCTTATCTTGGAATAGCACGTAATTTGAGATTCGTGCTGAACGCCCGGGCCATCGTTTGAATATCCGTTGCATCACTTCTTCCTGACGATAATGGGGGAAGTCAATATCGACATCAGGTAGGTCATCTCTGTTTGGATTCAAGAATCGTGCAACTGGTATATTCCACTGCACAGGATCCACATCTGTTATGCCTAGCAAATAACAGACCAGTGATGAACCTGCTGACCCACGAGTCATATGAGGTATGTCTCGGGTCATTTCTAGTATATCACATATTTGGATGAAGTAGTCTACGAAACGTAGTTGAAGGATGATCTGAGTTTCTTCAGCGAGCCTCTGCGTGTATTCTTCTGTGCCTGGACATTGCCTAATGAATCTATCGTACAGCCTTGTTATGTCGTTTAGTTGTTTGTCTTTTTTCATGCCTGTTTCTGCCTGTGTTTGCCTTAAGCACTAATAATTATCGATTTGGAAAATCGTGTGCGAAAGATTTGAGTCAAGGGGAGACAGAAGAATGTCTTACGCAAATAGACGCTTACGCTCGTTTGAAAGAAAATTACGCTTACGCTTTTTTGAAACGCAGTCGCTCCGCTCTTGTTAACTTAAAACTTCCACTTGAATGTTAGAAACATATTTCTACCATCTTGTGCGTAGCCGTCTGGTCTTTCATATGTCTTGTCCAGAATGTTATTCAGTGAGAAGACTATTCCTGATTTGTCATTAATTTCGTATTTTGTATGAAAGTTTGCAACCCCGACTGCTGGTTTCTTTACTGTTAAGTATGTGCTAGAATCAACGTCCAGGTGAGATCCAGTGTAGAGATATTCTATTGTGTTGGTCCAATTATCTTTATTGTAATCAAATGCAGTAACTCCTACCCATTTAGGTCTTCTGGTGACCTGGTCACCATCACTGTCCTCTGCTATCGTAAAAGTGTAGCCGTGTCTTAGAAGCCAATTATCTGATAACAATGTATCAAACTTGAACTCAACTCCGTGTCTGTTAGATGTGCCAGATGCATTTCCGTATGTATTGTTACCGTAAGTTATTAAATTTTCAAGATCAGTTGTGAAGTAAGTTAAATCAAAATTAGTGTTGTTTATACTATATTCAAAGCCAAAGTCTTTAGTTGTTGCTTCTTCTGGTAATAAATTTGGATTTCCGTTATAACCATAGTTGTGTGTTCCATACAATTCATACAAAGTTGGCGTCTTTACTGAAGTTGAATAGTTTCCTTTCAACATAAAATTATCTGTGAGGTCATAAGTCCCTCCAAATCTATATGTTGTGTAATCATTAAACAGGCTCGGATCGTCCTGTCTAATACCTGCAGACAATAATAATTGGTCAGATACAATAAGGTTACCGTTAATAAAATACCCTATGTTCTCTCCCTCCTTGTCAACACTAGAAGTAAATCCTCCTCTGTTAGTAAAGGCTCCGTCAAACTGTTCAAACTCTAAACCCGGTGTAATATCAAATTTATTATTTTGAAAAGTATTAGTCAGCAAGTAGGTATTGCTGTTAGAATCGTATTCGTCTAATTCTGTGCCATTTAAATATTGTCTATCGTATTCTGTCCTTGAAAAAGTAAAATTTGTAAAACCAAAACTGTTATCTATCTTGCTGGATAGTTGATATAAGTTCATGTCACTTTCGGCAGTGTAATCTAAATCGTCACTACCACTAGCATCTAAGTCTGAATCACTTTTCCTTTTTATTATTGTTGTTCTTAGATCAAAACCATCAAATTTACTTTTTGTGTTTATTGTAATGTTTTTTGTATCAAATCCGTCCTTCTCTGTGCCAGAAGGTGCCACAGATATCCCATCTGATTTTGTACCGTCTGTCACCAAACTGATGGAATGATTATCTATATCTCTATGAATCTTAATAGTAAATCCTTTTGTATTATTTGATCCAATCGTTGTTGATATACTATTTTCATAACTGTCTGTGGTTATAAAATTTATTACACCGCCAACTGCATTTGCTCCATAAAGGGTTCCTTGGGAACCTTTAACAATTTGTATTCCTGTAATGTGTTTGACGAAATCAGATCCTATATCATGTAATCCACCAGTAGTTGAATGGTCTTTAATTGCAACACCGTTAATTGCTACCATTGTGTGATTTGAATTCATGCCTCGCATAAAAACGGATGTCTGTTGTCCGGAAGGTCCAGATTGCACAACATTCAATCCTGTAATTTTAGATATCGCCTGAACTGTATCAATAATGTTGGTATTCTCTATTGTGTATTGATCAATGTAATCCACACTCATTGATTCGGTTGTTAATACACTTGGATCTCGTAACACAAATTTTGTTATCGTGATGCAAGGGTAAGACTCATTATCTTTCCAAACACATTTACTAGATTCTTCTGCTAGAAGTCCTGTGTGGATAAGCAATGATGTTAAGACTGTTAGTAATATTCTCTTCATCGTCCGTATATCTCCTTGTAATGTTTGTTGCAGTGTAAGACACAACTCCTAATAAAAAGATATAGAACAAAGTACTTGTTAGGGTGTTACCAAAGAAAGGTATAGCCATCGTGTAGCAAAGTATTAGACCATCTAACGTAAGTGGATACATTGATCCAAACATCCATACTGCGAAGTTTGTTATCACAAAAAACATAGTTGATGATAACAAAGCATTAGATCCGAGATGTATGTAAGTGCTTTTTATTGACATTGTGTAATAACTTAAAGTTGTTATTAAAAGTATACTGCCATAAACCCAAAACATACTTGAATGAAAACCCAAGTAAAGGTCAGACACAAACATAGCAGACAGCGGAACTAAGATCGCTGAATACAAATTACTTGTTAAGTATGGCATAAAAATAGCCATAGCGATAACAGGCGTAAAGTTTGGTGGGTGTGGTATTATTCTACTCAAGGCAATCAAGCCTATGAAGTACACGAACAATACAATTTTTTGTTTTGTTTTTTTCATAACAGTAACTATATGCCACTGCTAATTTTACATTGTAGAACTAGACTTTCCCAGGCCTTCATTCGACAGCGGACTATACTGGTTGGCACTCCGACTTTACGGTTCCTGGTAGAGCCATGGAATTGCACCTTGATTCCCCAACACGATTCAGTATTAATATTATTTTATTACAAAAATTAAAAATGGTCAACCAAATTGGTTATTGTTCTTCGTCCGAATGTAGTTCGTTCAGTAATTGCCTTAGTTTACTACCTTCGACATTTGCTTTTACTTTACCAACTTCGTCACCTTTTGTTGGATCTGGATCTTGCGGTTTTTTATCTGATGTCGCTACTTTTGATTTTTGTTTAAGGTTTTCGTATATGGTACTTCTTTGTTTATCAAATTGTTTGTATTCGGGATCTTCCGCCAAGTCTCTTATTCTCAAACTATCAACGTCAAACTCCAGATCAACTTTTTGTCCCACACCCGAACTACTTCTAGTCTTCATGAATTGCACTTGATATCTACCACGTTCTTTCATTGCTCTGCTTGTGAATATACCAATTACATTGTCAGCAGTTTGTACTTTTGATAGTCCACCTGCAATATGCGAATGATCAAACTCTATTTCTTCAACTGACGCTCTATTCAACTGCGATGCAGTACACATCAAAAGTTGACTTTCTGTAGCATAGTTTCTAAGTTCTTCTGAAACATATTTGTCTTTTATAAACAAATCACTCGGTGATACCCTTTTAGATTTTGGCATCATGAGATCCAGGTAATCAATTAATATACATTCAATTTTCTTTTTTGATTTAAGTTCTAGTTCTTTAACATAAGACTTGACATCTAGAACTGTGCTACCGCTTGGCAAATATTTTATGTGCAAGTTTCCTGCTTTTTTCGCCAACATCTTTACTTTCATTTCAACAGTATCTATTTCAGGAAATATTTTACGTGTTGGCATATTTGTCATCATTGCATCAAGTCTCATAGCAGTAAGTTGTTCACTCAATTCAAAAGATATGTAAACTGTGTTTAAGCCAGCCAGTGACCAATTCACCGCAAGATTCTGTAAAAACAAACTTTTACCTGCACCTGATCCGCCTGCAAAAATGTTTAGTTCTCCTCGGTTAAATCCACCGAAAAGTTTCTTGTCAATGTTTGGCCAACCTGTACTGACTTGTCCATTGGAGTTTTTTAAGTACTCCAATCTACCTTTTGGATCGTCAAAGTAGTCTGTACCAAGATCACGTGTAAGACCAATATTGACTGCGTCCTTGACCATGTCTTCAACAGGAGCATAATCTCCTTTTTCTAGTAGGTCAGCAGATTGTAATATTGCTCTTTCTAACGCCTTGTGTCTGGAAAATGTTTCAAATTCGTCTAGCAACCAAGAAAAGTGACTTGGGTCTAGATCTTTGGCTGATTTTAATTTTATATCAAACTTTGCATTTACTTGCTCAACTTCAGGCATGACTTTATATTCATCAACATAGTCCTGAACAAATTTTGCAATTGGTTGTAATTTTCTATCAAAGTTTTTAGAATCAAATATATTATTTGCTCGTGCAAAAGACTCGGCATCAGCCAACATCATTTCTAAATATAATTTTTGTACATCAAATGTATATTCAGCCATTCATTTTCCTTCTTAAATTTATTTTCAGTTTATTTGACTCTGTATTTTTTAAAATACTTTGCATTGTAAAAAGTCTTCCATATTTTAACACAGCATCAGCCACATCTGCAACCTCGTTGTGCCATTTTGGAAAAGCAACTGACCATCTATTTTCTATGGCTTGATCTATTAATTTTTCTCCTGGCTTATCCTTATCAGGCACTACAATTACTCTTTTACCAAGATCATTTATTAGTTGTGTTTGTATATCATTTACCTCTGAACCAAGTATAGAGATTCCATTTATGGCAATAGCATCAAAAGGTCCTTCTGTCACAATAACGAATTTTCTGTTCCAATTTTGTGCATCCATGTTAAAAACGTAACCTGGTTGAACATCTGTATAATACTTTACTTTTTTATTATCAGTAAACATCC